GATCATGATCACCAACCGGGCGCCCAGCGGCACCATCGTGATCGAAGCTCCGACCATCACGGCCAAGGACTTCTTCACGATCGCCACCGGCAGCAGCACCGGCAGCATCACCTTCCAGCACGGCACCACCGGTGGCAACATCGCCACGGTGACCACTGCTCAGTCTGATCTGGGCAACCTGACCTATTCGGATCAGGATGGCGTGCAGATGCTGAACATGCCGTTCATTGCGGTTCCGACCAGTTCAGGCAATGATGAACTCGCAATCGTGTTCACATAGCCTTGGCTTTTGTTCTTAAGCAGTCGGACACCTATTCGTGGCCGGTCGCCTTCGATCTCCCTGTCGATGGTGGCCGCCACGAGCGTCAGACCTTCGATGGTGAGTTCAAGCGTCTTCCGCAAAGCCGCATCAGGGAGATCGGCCAGCAGATTGAGGCTGGCGAAATTATCGACGGCGCGATAGCTGCGGAGGTGCTGGTCGGCTGGTCTGGTGTGACCGATGGCGATGGCAAGGATGTGCCCTTCAGCCAGAAGGCGCTGGATCAAATGCTGGACATTCCGCTGCTGGCGACGGCTGTGGTGATGGCCTACTTCGAGAGCCTGCAGGGAGCCAAGCGAAAAAACTAATCGAGGCCGCTGAGCATTGGGCAGGCGGTGGCGTCGTGGACGAAACCGCCGACGATGCCGCGGCCTTTGGTCTTGAGCTGCAAGACCTCCCACCACCACCGGATGAAGACTTTGGGATTTTCCCCGAGAACTGGCCGGTGGTGCAAATGTTCCTTCGTGTGCAGACGCAGTGGCGCACCACGATGAGTGGTGTGATCGGATTGGACTATGCAGCGGTGCGTTGGCTGTTTAAGCTGTATGACGTAGAGGAACCGCGCGCGCTGTTGGAGGACCTGCAAATCATGGAGGCCGCAGCGATGACCGTGATCAATAAGCAGGGGGCATAGCCATGAACATGGAGGCGATGCTCAAGATTCGAGCGAATGTCACCGGAGAAAACAATATTCGGCGCCTTGGCAACTCCATGCAGGGAGTCCAAGGGCAGGTTAAGAATCTTGCAATGTCATTCGATGGCTTGCGCGCAGCCGTTGGCGGAGTCGCCGGACTGATCGGCGGCGGCTTGATCATCAACAAAATCTTCGGAGATGCGGCAACACTAGAAAGTCAAGCTCGCAGCCTGCAGGTCCTAACTGGCAGCGCGACTCAGGCATCTCAAATCATTCGAGAACTGCAGAGCTATGGGGCATTAACTCCGTTTGAGTCGACTGAACTGATCGAGACGGCAAAGCGCCTAAATGCTTTTGGAGTTGAATCGAATCGAGTTGTTGATGTTGTAAAAACGCTCGGGGATGTAGCTGGCGCAACCGGAGCCAACTTAGGCGAACTCGCAACGGCCTATGGCCAAGTGGTTGCCAAAGGGCGGTTGCAGGGCGAGGAGCTACTGCAATTCCAAGAGCGTGGCGTTGCGCTCTCGGCTGAATTGCAGAAAATGTATAAGCTGCAAGGTCAAGAATTTACCAAAGCACTCGAAGGCGGAAGAATCAGTGCCCAGGCTGTTGAAGTTGCAATTCAGCGCCTTACCGCGGCTGGTGGCAAATATGCTGATGGTGCCATCGCTCAAAGCGACACCCTAAACGGTAAATTCAGCACACTGAAAGATAACATCACAGGCCTCTCGCAGACGATCGGAACTGTTCTCGGTCCCGCGGTTAAAGCAATTTTGGATTTAGCGATTAATGTAATTGATACGATTAACAAGGCAATTAAGTTAGCCATTAGCGGTCCTCAGCAAGCGGAGGCCACGGCATCTATCCGCGCTGGGCAGTTGCCATTCGGCGGACCCGCTGCCATTGATCGCATCATTGGCGAGCAACGTCGGCGCGCGCTTCAGAAGCAAGCGGGGAGCGCTTTTCTTGGTCTTGGTTTTAATGAAAAAAACTTTATAAAACTTCTCCAACAACAACCTGAGTTTGCAGTTCCTAAATTAAATCGGGCATCTTTGCCAGCAACTCCGGCATTACTTCCCGCACGAGGGGAAGGCAAAAAAGAAAAATCTAAAAAAAATGAAGAAATAAGCCAAAAATTATACCAGCTCGAGCTGGATCTGCTTGAGGCACAGCGGAAGGAAAACGAAACGCAGGTCGCTTCAATTAAGTACGAGATTGCTCAGCAGAAGTTTACGGAGAGCAAGCTAAAGAACCGCAATGATCTTGTCGAGCTTGCCAAGGCAGAGCGTCAATACATGGAGGACATTGCCGACATAGCGACGAAGACTGGCGCCGCTGTTGCGCAGGACTTTATCAAGCGCAACCAATTGCAAGAGGATTACAAGCGCACCGTGGAAGAGTTGCAGATCAAGGCTGGCCTAATCACTGGTGATAAACTCAAGCAGGTCGAAATCGAGCGTGAACTGCAAACGATCCTCGAGCGCCTGCCTGGTCTGACTCAGACGCAGATCGACAAGTTGAAGGAATTGGTAGCAGCCAGCAAGCAGGTCAAGGATGGCTTTGCTGATACCTTTGGCGAAAGCCTTCGGCAGTATTACAACAGTCTGAAGAATTTCGGCGCACAAGTCGCTGATTCAGTGACGGGTGCCTTCCAAGGCCTCGAGGATCAGTTGACTGCCTTCGTCACCACTGGCAAGGCAAACTTCGCCGATCTTGCCAACAGCATCATCGCTGATATCACTCGCATCGCGATCCGGCAGGCAATCATCAAGCCATTAGTGGGTGGTGTGATGGATATCTTCAACATCAAGCCGAGCGCCATGGGCAACGTGTTCGCCCAGAACGGCATCCAGAAGTTCGCCCGCGGCGGCATCATCGACAAGCCGACGCTGTTCCCCTTCGCCAATGGCGTTGGCCTGATGGGCGAGGCCGGACCTGAGGCGATCATGCCGCTGCGCCGCGGGCGTGATGGCCGCCTTGGTGTGCAGGCTGCCAACGGTGGAGGCGGCGTGAGCGTGGTGGTGAACGTTGACGCCAGTGGCACCAGCGTGCAAGGTGACAACGCCAAGGGCGCCGAGTTTGGCCGGGCGATCAGCGAAGCCGTCAAGAATGAGATCGTGATCCAGAAGCGCCCAGGAGGCTTGCTCAACTAATGGCCACCTTCACCTACACGCCCAGCTTTGAGGCCACTGAGATCAGCAAGCCGAGGGTGGTCACCTTTGAAGCAGGTGATGGCTACCAGCATCGCGTCGGCTTCGGCCTGCACCGTAATGGCAAGGAGTGGCAGCTCAACTTTCTGAACCGGACCGACACCGAACGCGACAACATCACGGCCTTCTTGGATGCCCGAGCTGGCGTCGAGAGCTTCGACTGGACACCACCCCGCGGCAGTGCTGGCAAATACATCTGCAGGGAGTGGCAGACCACGCTGCGCTCCTGCAACTTCAATAACATCACCGCCACCTTCATCGAGGTATTCGAGCCGTAGCCATGGCGATACCCGTCTCAGAGCTACAGAAGATTGCGCCGAGCAGCATCATCGAGCTATTCGAGCTGCAGCTCGTGACTGCGCTGCATGGCAGCAACACGATCTACCGCTTCCACGCTGGCAGCAATATGGACGCCAACGGCGAGCTGGTCTGGAATAGCAACAGCTACCAGCGGTTCCCAGTCGAGGCCGAGGGATTTGAGTACACAGGCACCGGCAGCCTGCCGCGACCGAAGATCAAGGTGAGCAACATCCTCGGGAGCATCACGACGATCCTCGCGACAGTCAATGCGACCACCGCCGGCAATGATTTGACCGGGGCAACGCTGACCAGGATCCGCACGATGGCGCGCTACATCGATGGCGCCAACTTCACCGGCGGCACCAACCCCTACGGCACGCCGGACCCCACCGCTGAGTTCCCGCGGGAGGTCTACAAGATCGCGCGCAAGTCATCCGAAAGCCGGCAGGTGGTCGAGTTCGAGCTGGCCGCGGCGTTTGACTTGGTAGGTGTACGGGCACCTAAGCGGCAGTGCATCGCGAACATCTGCCAATGGGTCTACCGCTCGACCGAGTGCGGCTACACCGGCAGCAGCTACTGGGATGCGAATGACAACGTGGTCGGCACGCTCGCAGCAGATGTATGCGGCAAGCGCCTGACCAGTTGTAAGTTGCGCTTCGGGGCGACCTCTGAGTTGCCCTATGGCAGCTTCCCTGGCATCGGCGCCTACACCGTATGAGCTGGAAAGATGACGCGCTCAAGCACGCCCAGGAGGAAGATCCTCGTGAGGCTTGCGGTTTGGTGGTCGTTATTAAAGGCCGTCGCCGGTATTGGCCTTGCAGCAATCTGGATCAAGATGGCACACAGTTCGTCCTCTCTCCTGAGGACTACGCCTCTGCGGAGGATGCTGGCGAGATTGAGGCTATCTTCCATAGCCATCCGATCACACCGCCGGAACCGAGCCAGCCAGATCTGATCAGCATCGAGACCACTGGCCTGCCGTGGTACATCGTCAATCCGAAGACCGAGGCATGGTCGGAGACGCATCCCAGCGGCTATAAGGCGCCACTGATTGGGCGGAGCTGGGTGTGGGATGTGAGCGACTGCTGGACGCTAGTGCGTGACTGGTACGGCGAGCACGGCATCAATCTGCCGGATTGGGATCGACCGGCCACC